TAAAGAAGTTCTTTTCTGTGACAAGTTCACTACCATATCGGTTAGTGTCTATGCCAGCTTTAAGATACTCCTTCATCGCAGGATGAAGTTTATCAAACTCTTCCTGATTAACAGTTTGTATATCCATCTATTTAGTTAATTGAAATCTTTTAATGTAATCAAATAATGATGTACCATTACTATCTTCTTTATTAAACTTTTTGTCAAATCCAGATTCAACATATTGTCTCATTCCAAGTCTACCACCTAAATGTGCGGCAGCTATTAACCCATTTAATGTTATAATTACACCATTTACTTCTTTACCGATTGACTCATCTAAATTATTTTTTTGTATATACTTAACTATATCATTAACATGCCAGCTATACACTTTTTCTTGTAAGTCTTCATCATTTAAAAATTCTTCGTTAGTAAATTTTTCTTTAGTTTCACGCTTATAATCTTTAAGTCTTGCATCACCAAATTGATAAGCACCCATATAACCTTCTTTATTTACTACCATGTAATTATCAGAACTTTCTGCTTTTTTTAAAGCAGATTGGAAATCCATATCTTTAGAAGCTGATAAACCAAACTCTGTTCCTGCACCCATACCTACATTAGGTTTACCAAAATCTTCCTGTAGCTTATCTGATAAAGATTTTTCTTTAGGTTCCTCTGGTTGATCTGGTTTCTTTTTAGGTATTACAGTATTTGCTGGTGCTAACTCTTTTATTTTTATATCGTCACCAGTTTGTGTATCCTTTTTTAATTTAGTAATATCTGCATCTTTGAAGGATGCTTTTTCTTTTTCAAACTCTTTTTTAAGTCTTTCTTTTTCTTCATCAGGATCTATACCTGATTTTTCTTGCATATAATCTAAAGTTGAATCTCCCATATCTATTTTTTCTAAATTTAAAGAATTATATATTCCTAAGAAATCTCTAAATGCTTTATCTCCTGCTGCACCATCTTCAAACATTTGTCTAGTTGGTTTGGTCATTTCACCATCTACAAATAATGTATTTTTAATTGTATTTACATAATTTTGTGCTTCTATAGGTAATAATTTGATACTTTCTGGGGAGTCAATTAATACTTCTAATGGAAGTGTTTGTCTATTTCCATTAGCTAAATCAATAACTAAATCACCTTCGTTATTTATAGTAGGTACATATCCTTCTGCAGCTAATGGTAATGGTACTGCTCCTGTTTCTTTTTCACTAGGGAATATATCACTTCTATTTTGACCAGCTATCAATGCTCCTGCTGATTTACTATACTCATCTACTAACTTATGTGACTCTAATAATATCATACTTATTTGTTCTTGTCCTTCTTTTGCATCAAGATTACCTGCAGCAATTCTCATATTTATTTCATTTATTTTATTAGCATTACCAGAACCTACATTAGACATAACATCAGATATAATTTTAAAATTCATATTATTACTATACATAATACCATCAGTAGGATCAATATTATTGTCATACATTCTTTCATTTATAAATTGTGCTCTTGCTGCAGCATCATCTGGAAATTCTTTTTGTGCATTTGCAGTTATAATATGAATCATCATAAATTCTCTATTTTTCATGCCTGCTTCTGATGAAGGGAATGTTTTTAACAAACCATATGCTTGAGCATTTAAAGCACCAACTTTTGTAAGTTCATTTGTAATAGATGCTGGTGTAGCTACACCTTCTTCAGCCTTTTGTAATTTCATTAACAATTTATCTGCTTTAGGCATTTTACTTATTTCTGATATTCTAGCTTGATGTAATTCTTGTTCTCGTTTAAATCTATCTTCACCAGCTATGTATGGGTCATATATAGTAAAGCCTTCCCCTAAGTCTTGTGCCATAAACTTAGCAACACCTGCTTTTACTTTATCCATATCTTTATTTTCAAAGATACTTCTATTTTGTAAAAATATATAATTAGCAAATCTATCTGCTACTTGCTCTATACTTAAACCTTCTTGTGGACTTAAATTAAATATTTCTGAATTTGATGCAAAAGTGTTTGCTATTTCTTGTCTATTTTTAAATGCTCTTTCTGTTACTGCAAATGCGTCATTTTCTTTTTGCAATGCATTATTTGATGCTGTAGCATTTACTACTACATCTTTTTGTGCTGCATCTTCAATACCTTGAAATGCACCTATCGTTAAATCTCCTGCTGCACTAGTTGCAAAGTCTTTAAATATTCCCATACTATTCTCCTAATTTTGCCATTAAACCTTTTACATCTGGAGTATTATTTCCTGGCATTTCTAATTCTTTTTCCATTTGTTTTTCTTTTTGTTTCATATCATATTTTCTTTCAGACATATCCTTAAAGAAATCTTCATCACCTGCATCACCTAAATTAACTTTAGCTGGTATATTTGCTAATGATGCTTCACCAGTTATCATCATAGCAACAATTGGTTCTAATAATTTTGCAACATCAACTGTCCACTTACCTTCTAAGAATCCAGAGAATGTAATTACTTTAACAAGTGCTTCAATAGGTATGCCCATTCTTAGCATAGTAAACATTCTTTCCATGTTTTTTGGTTTCATTATACTTTCATAAACATAATCAGTTGCTTCTTCTATTGATGCTGTTTGTGGTGCATGTTCCCATGGATAATTTCCAGGTTCATCTGTTAATGATTGTCCTGGTATTGGTGCATCAAAAGCATTATCTTCAGGTTCAATATAATCACCTTGCTCTTGCATTGTTTGATTTTTAAATTGCTCTATTAATTTATTTAGTTCCATTATGCTCTATCCTTTGCAATACTCTTGTATCTAGATTTTTGACTATATAGATATCTTACTGTATTTTGTAGTTGTGCGTACTTATAAAATGATGCTTCTTGTATATCATTAAACGATGGTTGCTTTGCTGTAGATCTAGCAAATCTTATAGGAACTTCACCTCCAAGATTTGTTTTAGGATCTCCTAAACTTTTTAAAGGGCCCATTGCTTTTGCATCAGCAGACCTTTCTTTCATATAATCTAAAACTGTTTTAGCACCTTTAGCAATAGTTGTAACTGTGTCACTTGAAAAAAAATCGCTAACACCTCTACCTATGTTTGTCATTGTATCTATAATACTCATAATCCTCCTAATCTAAATCGTTTATAATTGATATTCCAAATCTACCAAGTAATTGTAATAGCTTAGATGTCTTATCAGCATCTGCTAAATCTAAATCTGTAGATCTTTCTAGTGCAGCTATAGCAGTATTATGTGCTCTATTTAATTCACTCTCTGATGAAGTATTAACCCAAGCTGCTTCATCTCTCCATTGTTGCCATAATGCTGATAGTGCAAAATTAGATAAATTTAAAAGGTTTTGAGCATTTAATTGGTTAGTTGCATTAGTAACTGTAGTATTAGCAGTATTAATAGTTCTTCTCCACTCAACATTTGATTGATCAATAACTCTTTGGTTTTGTTGATTAAACTGCTGTCTTTGATTTTCTACTTGTGCATTAAATTGATTTAATACCTGTGCTCTATCTGCATTTGCTTTTTCTACTGCAATTGTATTACCTGCGTTTATACCTGATATTTTATTTTTTTCTACTGCTGCAAATTGATTCATAGCATCTTCCCTTGCAGCATTTTGTAATTTTATTTGTTGTGATAAATTAGAATAAAATTGATCTACTTGATTTTTACTGTTAGCATTAAATTGTGCTGCAGCATTTGCCGCTGCTTGATCTGATAGTAAGAACGATTGTCTTACGTTTAAATTCTGTAATGATGCTTGCTGTCTATTAGACAAGTTAGTCATATCCATTTGGAAATAACTATTAGCATTTGCTATATTAGCTTGTTGCCTATTACTAAGATTTTCAAATATCATCTGCTTATAAGTATCAGCATCTGCTTTTGCGATAGGTATAGAAGCAGTTAATAACCCTTCAGCTAATGCTTCAGCCATCATAGAACTAGAACTTAGTCCTCTATCAGCCATAGCTGTTTGGGTAGCTTTAGCCACACCTCTTAAATATGCAGGTAAAGCTGAACCAGATGATACTGATGTTTCAATATCTTGATTAATTTTTGCTAGTTGCCCTCTAATAGTTGCATCTGCATCTACTGTTCCTGTTGCAGCTACTGCAGGTGCAGTAAGTCCTGACATTTGTTCAGCTGTCATAGTTGGAGTTGCTCCAGCTACTTGTGCTGCTGCCATGCTTGCAGGTGTAGCAGTAGTTTGTTCCGTTGCTGCTGTAGATCCTGGTACAGTTGTAGGAGTAATCGTAGGTACAGTTCCAGCTGTTGGGGTAGCAGCTACTACTTGACCTTTTAATCCTTCTGTATCCATAGCTTCACCAGTTTGCACTTGCTGTGTTACTGGTTTAACTAGAGCCTGTGTAGGTATAGCTTTTTCTGGTGTATTTAATAAAGTATCAATAGTATTAATAACTAAACGACTACCAGCCTGTTCTGTTGTAGTTGGTTGTAATGCACCTTCTGGTAAAGTCATAGTATTAGGTGCGTCTGTTAATGCCATATTTATCTCCCCTGTCTATTATATTTCTTGAAGCTACGCTTCTCCTGTTTATTTTTTGATTTTTTATGTACTCGTGGTCGTCTTCTAGGTTTTGGTCTTTCTTCAAACGATTTAAATTTTTTAGCCATTATACAGATGTAGTAATATTAAGTGTTAATAAACCATCACCATTCCATAATTCTGTTTGATTTGTTGCAGGTGGTTGGCTTCCACCAAATGATAAAGCAGCTGTTGATGATCCTGAACCTCCGTGTTCAACTATTGTTGAATTTAAATTATTTTCATTTGTCCAACTTGTTCCATTCCACGATTCTGTTTTAGCTGAATATGCTGCACTTGGAGTTTCTCCGCCAAATGCTAAAGCTGCTGTTGATGTACCTGCTCCTGCAAGTTGTTGAGTAGCAGTATTTAAATCATTTACTTCAGTCCAAGCAGATCCATTCCATAATTCTGTGTTTGCATGAGCTGGGGTAGGCGTGCTTTCTCCGCCAAATGCTAAAGCTGCTGTTGTAGTTCCACATCCATCTAAAAACATTCTTGCTGTATTTAAATCACCTACTTCAGTCCAACCGCTACCATTCCAAGATTCTGTTTTGTTTGTTTCATCTACGGGTGATGATGGCGTTGAACCACCAAAAGCTAAAGCTGCTGTTTGTGTTCCTGCTCCACCCATAACGCTTCTTGCTGAATTTAAATTTGCAACTTCAGTCCAACTGCTACCATCCCAAGATTCTGTATTTGCAGTATTAGGATCACCAGTATTTCCACCAAATACTAAAGCTGATGTGTTACTAACTCCTGCCATACCTACTTGATACTTGGCTTGGTTTAAGTCATTTACTTCAGTCCAAGATGTTCCATCATATATTTCTGTTAGTGTAGATCTTGCACTGCCTGGTGAAGTTTCTCCTGCTGCAGCTATAGTTGATGTTGTAGTTCCTGCTCCTTTAAGGTGAATCCTAGTGCCATTTATATTAGCATCAGTAACCCATGCACCTATGGTAACATTACCTCTCCATTCTTCTGTTGATGATTGTGAAGAAGCTGGATCTTTTTCACCACCAAAAGCTAAAGCTGAAGTATTATTAGCTCCTGCTGCTGCAAGGGTTTGTCTACCAACATTTAAATTATTAACCTGTGTCCAACTAGATCCGTTCCAAGATTCTGTTGCAGTTGAATTTGAAGGGCCTCCATAAATTAACGCACTAGACGTTGTTCCATTTACACCCATATTAAGTCTAGCAACATTGAAATCATTAACTTCTGTCCATGAAGATCCGTTCCAAGATTCTACGCTGTCTATAGTATTTGTTCCATCATAACCACCAACAGCAAGTGCCTCTGTGTAAAATCCAGTTCCTGATCCATTTCTTCTACCTGTGTTTAAATCACTAACTTCTGTCCAACTACTGCCATTCCATGATTCTGTGTTATCATAAATATCGGGAGGGTTCCAACCACCAAAAGCTAATGCTTGTGTATTATCTGCACCAGCACCACCTAAACTTCTTCTAGGTGTATTCAAATCAGCTACTTCTGTCCAACTAGTTCCATTCCAACTTTCAGTAAGACCTAAATCAGGTGCACTACCTCCAAATAATAAAGCTGATGTTTGTGTTCCAGCATCACCCCCTAAAGTTCTACCAGTGTTCATGTCATTTACTTCAGTCCAAGATGTTCCATCATATTCTTCGGTATTAGTAAAGCCAGAACCAACAGGTGTGCTTCCACTAAATGCTAAAGCTGCAGTTTGTGTTCCTGCTCCCATCAAGCCCTGTCTTGCTTGATTTAAAGCACCACCTGTAGCCCAAGCAGTACCAACAAATTGCTGTCTAGATTTAAGTTGATCTGTTGTAGTATTATACCAAACTTGTCCTACTACAGGATTAGATGGATCTGAAGATACTACTTCAATATTAGTTCCAATAACTTCTTTGTATGTTGTCATGTTAATCTTCTGCTACTGTTCTTGTAAAAATTGAATTTCCATACCAAATTTCAGTTGCATCACTTCCACCTGGAACTGAAGGTGCAAAACCACCAAAAGCTATAGCAGAAGTATTAATATTTCCTGCTCCTGCAATATCTGTTTGTACTATATTTAAATTATTTTCATTAATCCAAACAGATCCATTCCAAGATTCTGTGCTAGCAAGTTCTGCTGTTGATGTTTGTCCTCCAAAAGCTAAAGCTGAAGTTTGTATACCTACTCCCCCTAAATTTGATCTAGCTACATTTACATCATTTAATTCTGTCCAACTGCTTCCATTCCAACTTTCATTAGTAGCTGAAACATTTGGTGGTATTAATCCTGCAAAAGCTAAAGCAGAAGTATTACTAGCCCCTGCTCCTCCAAGTCCTCTTCTTGCAGTATTTAAGTTTCCAACTTCTGTCCAACTAGAACCATTCCAACTTTCATTTATAGCATGAAGTGTTGAAGGGCCAGTTAGTCCACCAAAACTTAATGCTGAAGTTGAAGTTCCTGCTGTGCCCATTGCTTCTCTTCCAGTATTTAAATCTCCTACTTCTGTCCAACTAGTTCCATTCCATAATTCATTGCTGTCAAGTGATGAAGTATCAGGATTTTCTCCACCAAATGCTAATGCTGCTGTATTGTTGGCTCCTGTTCCACCTGCAGATTTTCTTGTTAAGTTCATATCATTAACCCCACCCCAAGAAATACCATTCCATAATTCTGTTTTTGCTGATGTAGCTGGTTCGCTACCACCAAAAGCTAATGCTGAAGTTGAACTCCCTGCTCCACTTGGTCTAAATCTAGTTGTGTTCATAGTGTTACCAGTACCCCACGCACCATGTGCAAAATCTATATTCCATTCTTCTGTGTTTGTTGCGTTACTACCACCATTTTCTCCACCAAACGCTAAAGCAGAAGTTTTTATTCCTGCCGATCCATGTTTTGCTCTTCCAGTAATCATATCACTTGTTTCAGCCCAGGAAACCCCATTCCAAGTTTCTGTTTTTCCAGTATCTGGTGATTCCCCACCAAATGCTAAAGCTGCTGTTTGAGTACCAGTACCTGCTAAAGCACCTCTAGCAGTATTTAAATCATTTACTTCAGTCCAAGCAGAGCCATTCCAAACTTCTGTTTCGTCATTTGCCCCATTACCTCCAATAGCTAAAGCTGCTGTTGCTGTTCCTGCCCCTGTTAAAAGTCTTCTAGCAGTATTTAAATCACCTACTTCAGTCCAACTAGAACCATTCCATGATTCTGTAATATCATATGTAGTAGGTGGATTTTGTCCACCAAAAGCTAAACCAGATGTGTTATCAGCTCCAGCTCCTGCTAATTGTTGTCTAGCACTATTTAGATCACCTACTTCTGTCCAGTTAGTTCCATCCCAACTTTCGGTTTGATCTGATATTGATGGGTCAGCACCTCCATAAGCTAATGCAGATGTTTGAGTTCCACTTCCTGCTGATCTACCTCTTGCAGTATTTAAATTATTTACTTCTGTCCAACTAGTACCATCATATAATTCTGTAGTATCTGAAGTAGGAGGAAATCCTCCAAAAGCTATACCAGCTGTTTGAGTTCCACAACCAGATACACCTTCTTTACCTGTATTTAAACTACCTCCACTAGCCCAAGCAGTGCTTAAAGTAGTTGCATAAACACGAAGATTACTTAATTCTTCATTATACCATAGCTGTCCTACATACGGATTATCGGGATCAGTTTCGTAATTTTTTACTTTGTTACCCTGTATCTCTTTGTATTCAGCCATTAATTTTTTTGTTATTCAGTTAATGTTATATCTGCTGGTTTTGTACCTAATCTTTCAATTTTTTCATCTGCACTTTCACCACTAACATTATTAGCATCCCATGCATCTTGAGCTTTGGTAACTTCAGCACTAACAATAGTTTGAGCTTCAGATAATGTTTTAACAGTTCCACCTACTTTTGCAATCCAAAGATTTGCATGTTTATTGTAAGCAGGAACTTGCCAAACATCACCAGGAAAACCTACGAAAGTAATTTTTACTGATTCAACGTGATCAATAAATCCCTTTCCCCAGTTTTCTGCTACACAGTATTGATATGTTTTTGCCATTTTATCTCCTTAATCTTCTGTTGTTGTTAATGTTTTTATATGTAAACCTGTTCCATTCCATTCTTCAACGATATTTGTTATTGGTGGCCCACCAGCTGAAGCTAATGCTAAAGTTGTAGTTCCACATCCACCTAAACCATTTCTATTAGTATTTAATTTTTCTTGTTGGCTCCAATTAGTTCCATTCCATTCTTCAACAGAATTTTGATTTCCTCCAAAAACTAATCCAGAAGGTTGTAGTCCAGCTGATCCCATTCCTTCTCTAGTAGTATTTAAATTATTAACTTCAGTCCAAGAACTTCCATTCCATAATTCTGTAAAACTACCATCAGGATCTCCACCACAACCTAAAGCAGCTGTTTGTGTTCCAAAAGATCCTATTCCAGCTCTTGCAGTATTCATATCAGCAAGTTCTGTCCAAGATGATCCATTCCAACTTTCATTGTTAGTTATTCTTCCTGGAGCAGGGCCAAGACCTCCAAATGCTAATCCAGCTGTTGATGTTCCTGCACCACCTAAATTTCTTCTAGCTGTATTTGTATCTCCAACTTCAGTCCAATTAGTTCCATTCCAAGTTTCTGTTTCATCTCTATTTGTAGTTCCTGGAGGGCCTGTGTATCCACAAAAAATTAAAGCTGCAGTCTGAGTTCCAATTGCCTCATGCTCTGATCTAGCTAAATTTATATTATTTACTTCCGTCCAAGATGTTCCATCCCATGTTTCTGAATTAGTAGTATAACTTGGTGTTTGTCCTCCAGCTATAATAGCTGATGTTTGAGTACCAGCAGTTCTTCCACCTTGTCTAGAAGTGTTCATAGCTGTACTCGTAACCCAAGATCCAATAGCTACACCTGCGTTCCATTCTTCTGTTAATGTTGATGCTTCTGGCCCAGGATCTCCTCCAAATGCTAAACCTGAAGTGCTTATGCCTGATCCCATAATATTAGTTCTTCCTACGCTCATATCATTAACTTCAGTCCAGCTTGTTCCATTCCAAGTTTCTGTAACTGCAGTTGCTGGAGGTGTTTCACCTGAAAAAGCAAGAGCCGATGTTGATGTTCCAATTCCTCCAAGATCATCTCTACCTGTGTTTAAATCGCCTAATTCTGTCCAACTTGTACCATTCCAAGATTCTGTATTACCAACTCTACCACCAGGTTTTTGTCCTCCAAAAATTAATCCTGCTGTTACAATTCCTGCTCCTGCAAGATCTGATCTTGCTGTATTTACATTGTTTACCTCTGTCCAACTACTTCCGTTCCATGTTTCAGTTTCATTTACAAAACCTGTACTAGCTAACCCAGCTGCAATTAAAGCTGAAGTATTGCTTGCTCCCATTCCAGCATTATCTTTTTTTGCAGTATTTAAATCTCCAACCTCTGTCCAATTAGTTCCATCCCAAGATTGATTTGTATCTACATAAGCATTACTACCATCTTCACCACCAAAACTTAAAGCCGATGTTGATGATCCAGCACACGCAAATTGTCTTTTAGCTGAAGCCATATCATTAACTTCAGTCCAACTTGACCCATTATATAATTCATTTGTATCTGTGTAAGTTGAAGTGTCAACACCACCATAACATAAAGCAGCATTTTTTGTTCCAGCTGGAGTACCTCCCCCTGCTGTTTTTGCAGTATTTAAATTTGCAGCAGCTGACCAAGAATTACCATAAGCCTGTTCTTGATAATTAAACTCTGCAGTTGTGCTGTTATACCAAAGCTGTCCTTTAACAGGATTGTCTGGATCACCAGCAACAGTTTGAACTGCTGTTCCTATAATTTCCTTATATTCAGCCATTATTATTTATTCTTTAACAGCCAACCTTGTGTAGAATCTGTGAACACTAATGTATTAGATGCTCTTTCTACTGCAACTGTTAAATTGTCTGTAGATCCATGAATTTTCTCTGAACCATTAGAAGCAATTGTTAAGTTATTACTATCAAAAGTTCCTGCGTAATCTATAAATGAAACCTCATCACCAATAGTTCCTGCAGGTAAAGTTAAAGTAAATGCTCCACCTGATGTATTACAAAATACACCTTGACCTGCTGCTGCTGTAAAGTTTGAAGTCTTAACTGCTTGCCATGATGTACCACCACCAATATAATCTTTTATATCAGTCATTGCAACTTGAACCATTGTACCATTATCATTTAGTACAACTCTGTCTGCATCTGCAACTGTTGTTGAAGTAGCTGATGTTCCACCATCAACTATATTTAATTCTGCTGCTGTAGAATCTACAGCTGCTAATTTTGTTAAATCTGCTTGTACTAAACCTGAAACACCGTCTAGTAAATTAAGTTCTGCTGCAGTTGATGTAACTGCTGTTGAGTTAAGAACTAGTTTACCATCGCCAACAATAACTTTATCGTTAAATGTAGCTGAACCAGCATCACTACCATCAAGAGTAAGCATTGTAATATCAGCAGTAGCATCAGTTCCTTTAAATATAATATCTGTATCATTTGCTGTAGCGTCAATTGTAATATTTCCAGATGAAGTTGAAATATTAACTGCTGCATCTCCAGCTGTTAAATCATCTGCTGCTGAAGAAACACCACTCGTAAAATATGTTTTAAATGTTGCAGCACTAGTAACTTTCATAGTACCACCATCATTGTGAATTATACCATCACCATCTGCAATTGCATCAGTTCCTATTGAAGAACCACCATCAATTAAATTTAATTCAGTTGTAGTTGCTGTTACACCATCTAATAAATTTAATTCTGTAGCTGTTGAAGTTACTGCTACATCTTCATTTATTTTAGGTGATGTTAAAGTTTTGTTTGTTAAAGTATCTGTAGATACTAATGATACTAAAGTTGAATCAGCACCAGCAGGTAATAACATAACATTAGTAACAGCTGCTGAGTGAGGTTGTGATTTTAGTATCTGACCATGTGAATTAGATTCACAATTAAATTGTATAGCACCTGAATTTGTATTACCTTTAACAGTTACATGACCTGTACCATTAGGGGCTAATTCTAAATCTGCATTAGAAGTAGTTACAATATCTGCACCATTCATATCAAGATTACCACCTAATTGTGGTGTAGTATCTTCTACTATATTTGATATAGCACTTGATGTAGCAAGTCCTGCTACGATTGTTGATCTTGCAATTTTTTTAAGTCCACCACCTGAAGTGTCTACTGCTATAAAAACATCATCATTTGCAACTGTAGATATTTCAGATAGACTACCTGCAGCTATTGAATTAAAATTTGTACCATCTGCAATTAATAAATTACCTGCAGTGTTAGTGCCCATAATAATATCATCACCAGTTACTGTAAGATCTCCACCTACAACTACATCACTATTAAATGTTGCTTTACCTGCAGCACTACCATCAATAGTTAAAAATGTTGTATCTGCACTACCATCTGTTCCTTTAAGTATAATGTCTGTATCATTACCTTGTGCATCAATAGTAATATCACCTGCCGTTGTAGTAACATTAACAGCTGCATCACCTGCACTTAAATCGTCAAATGCTGTAGATATACCTTCTTGAAAATAAGTTTTAAATGTAGTAGCACTTGTAACTCGCATTGTACCACCATCATTATGTATAATACCATCACCATCAGCAATTGCTGTAGTTCCAACAGTGGCTCCACCATCTATTAAATTAATTTCTGCACCAGTTGCAGTAATAGTAGTGCCACCTAAACTCATAGCATCAGCTACTAAACTATCAATATTTGCTGTACCATCTATAAATAAATCTTTAAACTCAAGAGAGGAAGTTCCTAAGTCTACATCATTATCTGTAATAGGTACAATAGCACCATCTTGTATTCTTAACTGCTGTACAGCAGCTGATGATACTTCTACATAAAATTCTAAGTGATTGTTACTTGTGTCTACAAGTATTTTATTTAATGAATCTGCATCTCTAAGTACACCTACAGGCCCACCTTCACCAGCTGTGCCGTCATGTGAGTGTCCTGTTGTTGCATTAAACGCAGCCAATACCTGGTTAAACTCATCGTTAGAATGAGCTGCAAGTATAGTATCACCTGTTGTGAAACTAGACTGTCGTGCCGAATAGCCTGCCATTATCTTCTTCCTCCTGGGGTAAATTCTAATTGAAATCCTTTAACTGAAAATGAGTCTGCACTATTTTGATCATCTATTTGTAATGCTACTGCAAATCCAGATCCTTCTACTGTTTGTCTTACTAATGGAACACCTGATGCATCATATAATGAACTACCATAAACTGCAGCACCATATTGTCCAGCACCACCTACTGTTGGTAGTGCAATCTTTGCTGGTTGTGGACTATTCTGGTCATCATAATTATATCTAAGAGCTAAGTTCGCATCAATAGATGTACCTTCACCCTCGTAGTTTAAGTTAACTCTTTGCATATATTTTCTAACACCTGGATCTCCCATTACCATATCAGGTGATCTATATACTGCTTGAATAGTAGTTGTAGTTGCACCTGTAGCAAAAGTATTTCCTGTTTCCATTTTATAGATGAATCCATCATAACCCCCAAATACTTGTGTCTCAACACTACTAATAAAATCTGAATCTGTACAAGCTGGTTTAACACCAACTATATCTGCATATTCAAATCCTATAGCACCTGTATTTGGATTATTTTTTAATACACCTATAATTCCTTTAGTTGACAATTGACCTGTAGCATTTACTGGATAGAATAATCTATATTGTGATTTATCTCTAATAACTAGAGATGTTATTCTATCTAATCCTATGTCATCAATTCTAGATTGTATTTGTCTAGAAATAGATCCTAGTTCAACGTCACCAATTCTAGCTGTACCAGCAATAGTTCTTAAACCATCAGGTGCTAAAAATATAACGTCACCACCAATCTCTTGAATACTACCACCATCTCTACATCCAATATTTCTTGTAACTTCTTGTACTGCAAAATTACTAGATGTTGTACCTGTTAATTTATATATTCTATCTTCACAAAATATAATCAATTCATTTCTAAATACTTTCATACCAACTACAGTAGAGTCAACTTTAAATGATCCTGCTCCACTAGCTGTAGTAAAATTATCTTCTGCAAATGGTACACTAAATATAACTTCTTGTGAATTAGTTGCACCAGCATAAAACATATGGTTTTGAAATGCTTTTACGAACTTAGGATTTGTAGGTGCAGTTCCACCACCTGTTGCATTTACAACATCAACTGCAAAACTAGAATTAATTATTTGTGCAGGTGAGTGTCCTGTTGCAATAATAATTTTATCTGTTCCATCAAAATTAAATTTTTCAAAATCATACGCCCTAGTTGCTGTACCTAATCCAGTTGTTAAACTTGTCCAACTACCACTAGTTGTACCTCTGTGTATATCACCACCTCTAGCAACTATTACTTGTCCATTAAATACTATAGAACAATCTACTACTAGACTAGTTGTACTAGATCCTTGTGGTACAATTGTAGTATTATACTGAGCTGTTCCACTAACACGTCTATATCCACCTTTAATATCAGGTTCAAAATTTTGTAATATAAGTGCTTCACCAGGAGCCATTGAAAACACATCCTTATTAAGTGTTAAACCTCCTGCACAACTAACTACAAATGGTGATATTAAATCTGTAGTTGGCATACTATCTATCCGACATTACATTATATATTCTAACATCTGATCTCATATAATCAGCTTTAGTAGAATAATCTGTTTTTAATAATCTTAATTTTCTTTGGTAATCTCTATCTGCTAATTGTGCATGCTGTGGATCTGATCTTAACATGTATGTATAATACTTTGATCTATCAGTTATTAAACCACTAAATCTGTCAGGTAATGCCATATTATCTCCATGTGCAGATAAGTCTGTATGTGTAGTATAATAATTATATGCCAATGCTATTTCATCACTACTTGGTATTGGTGTCACACCAAATGCTGTAAAGTTTGGAAGTATATAAACTTTAGCTGGTGTTCCATATACATCACTATCATTTCTATCATCTATAGATTTATAATTTTGTAAATAGTCATCGTAAGATATATATAAAACTTTTTGTCTAGTAGTATCACTTCTAGAACATCTAATATAATCTACATCTAACTGTACACCATCTGACTCTACATAGATAAAAGAAGATTTTGCTGTAGCTGTAAACGTAGTATTTAATATAGCACCTTGCCCAAAATCAGTTACGCCTATTGTAGTATTTAAATTTTGTGTTCCACCTGCTGATGTACCAACTCTAACAATTAATGCACTTGATGAACTGTTAGGACTTAATACTCTAACTTGTAATTTATATTCTTTGTTTACTATAGTTTCAACAGATTGATATGCTGCTGCATCATTTAAATTTAATCTACCATTACCACTAGTTGTATGAGAAGGTGAGCCATCTCCAGTTGTCCAACTGTTTATATTAGATGCAAATTCACCATTAGTAACTAATTCTCTTGGGCCTACAGTAAATGAGTCTCTATCTATTTTTCTAAAATCATCTGGAAAATCATACTCACCATCTCCAGTTGTTAAATTTTGTGTAGTTCTAGAGTATAATAAAGGTATTTCACTTGCTTCATTATAAATGTCATGAATACTTTTATTTACAAAATCTTTAATAGCAGTTTGTATTCCTCTGCTAGAGGCAAACGTACTTGAAGTTAATTCTGTTTCGTTAAGTTCTCTAAGAACTCTATTTGTCAGTGTTAGGTAAGTTGTTGCCATTTTGTAATAACTCTAAT